TATGGAAAGAAAGAGATCGGTTAGATCCGTTTTGGAGGTTTTGGAGCTGGTTAGACAGTCGATAATGCATGCTATTTGAAACAAGGCGATTTCAAATCTGTGTAATTGACCTAATTGTGCAAGAGAGCCTTGATCGAGCCGAAAGAGAAACTACAATCGTGTTTGGAACAAATAATAGATTTGCCTGTCACTTAAAAGAAGGCCACTTTTTATTGCAAACCCACAAAAACGATTGTACCCATTGCTGCTGTATATCTTGATCATGAAGATGCAGAAGCCAGAGTTTAGAGCGATTTGACTGTAGGTCAAGTGAATGATTGGATGGCTCAACATCCAGAACCATGCGTTGTCAATAGAAAAGGAATTCTTGAACCTTTTGTGACAGATAGTTCTACTACTAAGACCGGATTAACACTTTTGACCGGTTAAGTGTAGTACTAATGGAGTTCAAAGGCAGTGATAAATTCAATTCATGCGATGTATTAACGACATCTTGCCCCAAAACTTCAACCTGCTCAAGATCACCTCTAAAGTTTCGATGAAATGGTGACGACATATTTTAAATAGATTGGACCGTAATTGGTGAAATAGATATCGACTAAATAATTTGATCCATTTCAAATATTGAAAGATAAAACCTAATTCTCAGACGGTAAGAAAATAAAATATGGAAGTACAGTTGTACAGCAGTTGCATGGATAAATTCCAATTCATTCAGGTAGTTTTCTGACAATGGTTAAAGCTGGATAAGTCTATTATGGAAAAGACGTTACTAGTGAAGATGGATTCTTGAAAGGAAGAAGCGATAGACCTAGAAACATTATGGTTCCTTCAACTAGTATGTGTGGATTGTTGACTTTGATTCAAGCTTGTTTCTGGGCTCCTTTGAAAAAATGTATTCCTGCTTTCGTTCAAGGAATGACTAAAGACTAGATAGTCTCCAGTTTCAGTGATGATGTGCCCAGCGATTGGTAATCGATATGTTTGGATGGTTCAGGTTTCGATTCGACTCAAAATTATCACGTTATGAATATTGTTGATAACAAATTCATGTAAATGATCCAACCTGCTATTTCTGCATTGATGAAAACTTGTGTTGACAAATTTCCTAATTTGTGTTCTAAGACTCCAGATCAGTATGCAGCATAGTTAGTGAAAGCAGCAAACAGTAATATCAACTATTGCTTCACTAGAATACCAGAAGTCAAAC